GTGTAACTATTAATGTTGCACCAGTTAGAACAACTGGCGCTCCACTATTATTTTATTATTGTACTGCTCACAGTGGTATGGGTAATACTGCACAAACTATTTCACCTACTTCAGAAACTACAGAATTCAATCCACAAATAGATGATATTATAGAAGAAGCATTTGAGCGAACAGGTATGAATGGAACTAGAACAGGTTATCAATTAAGATCTGCAAGACGTTCTTTAAATATTATGTTTCAAGAATGGGGTAATAGAGGTGTTCATTTATGGAAAGTAAAACTAGCTAAAGTACCACTAGTCGAAGGACAAGCAGAATACAATTATGCATCTGATTCAGAAAATTTTCCTGATGATATAGATACAGTTTTAGAAGCATATTATAGAAATAATTCTACTACAACTGCACCAGTAGATGTAGCACTTACAAAAATTGATAGATCAACATATTCACAAACACCAAACAAATTAGCTAAAGGTACACCCTCACAATATTATGTAGAGAGAAAATTAAATCCAAGCGTATTTTTATATACGACACCAAGTTCAAGTGTATCAAGCACAACTACACCAAGTAGTTTTCAATTTTGTTTTTATTATTTATCTAAAATTCAAGATGTTGGAGATTATAACAATACATCAGATGTAGTAAATAGATTCTATCCTTGTATGATGTCTGGATTAGCTTATTACTTAAGTTTAAAATATTCACCAGACAGAAGTCAAGAATTGGAAAGAAGATATGAAAGTGAATTGTTAAGAGCACTTGATGCAGACAATCAAGGTACATCTACTTTCATTTCACCACAAACATTTTATGGAGATGGAGTATAATGGGTAAGTATGCATCAGGTAAACACGCATTAGCAATTTCTGATAGATCAGGTATGGCATTTCCTTATGATGAAATGGTAAGAGAATGGAATGGATTTTTAGTTCACACTTCAGAGTATGAACCAAAGCAACCACAACTAGAACCAAAACCAGTTGGATCAGATGCACAAGCTTTATATAATCCAAGACCACAACCAGCGTCTAAAACAAGTTTAATACTTTTAGGTAACAATCCATTTACATCTATTATTTATGGTGGCACAACTTACGTAAATGTTTTTTCAGAAGATCATCAAAGATCTGCAGGTGATATTGTAAGATTTAGAGGACCTCCTGTTGTAACTTCTGCAGGACCCGGTGGTGCAGATGAAGCAGATTTAAAAAATTTACAATCGTTTGGAAACATTCCTACATTTGACAATGTAAGTGATTTAAATAATGCAAATGGTTTTACTATTGCATTAGGTCAAATAGATTCAGCAGGTAATGTTACAGGAGCTACAACAACAGATTCTTTAACAACTCCAATAAATTATTTTTACATAACTAGTACTAGTAATGCTACATCAGGTAATATACAAGGTGGTGGAGCAAACTGTTCAGCAGGACCAGTAACACTTGAGGTAGTAAACGGATAATGGCATACACTTTAGACAATTTAAGAACTGATATTAGAAACTATACAGAAGTTAGTAGCACAGTTTTATCTGATTCTGTTTTATCAACAATGATAAAAAATGCAGAAAACAAAATTACAAGAGCAATAGACACAGATCAAAATGTATTTTATGCAACATCAAATGCAATTGTTGGAAACAGATATGTAACTATTCCATCTGATTTAAGAGCAATTAGATATGTACAATTTAAAGATCAAGCTGGAAATCAATTTTATTTAGAACAAAGAGACACTAGTTTTATGGCAGAATACTATTCTACACCTGGAACACAAGCTGTAGATATTCCAAAATACTATGCAAACTGGGATGAAACCTTTTGGGTAGTGGCCCCAACACCTGATAAAACTTACGAAATTACACTAGCTTATGACAAAGAGCCAGATTCTATTACAGACACAACTTCAAGTCCCGCTCCGGCCACAACTGGAACTTATCTGTCAAACAAATATCAAGATTTACTTTTGTACGCTTGTCTGGTAAATGCATATGGATACTTGAAAGGTCCGCAGGATATGTTACAATACTATCAAGCGCAATATAATGAAGCTTTAGAATCGTACGCTATCGAGCAAATCGGTATCAGACGCAGAGACGAATATCAAGATGGTGAAGTTCGTGCTCAACTAAACGTAAAACCACCATCAAGTAATTAAGGAGATAAAATAATATGGCAAATATAATACCTTTTAGTTTTAGAGGTGCACTCTTTTCTGGACAACACGATTTTCAGAATTCAGGAGGAAACACTTTTAAACTGTCTCTGTATGTTGGAAGTGGATCTTTTCCATACACAACATCAAGTACTGTATATTCAGCTACTGACGAAGTAAGTTCAGGTGGAGGTTCTAACTATGCGGTTAAAACTTTAACTAATAATGGAGTTGCTTCAGGTACGGCGGTTGCTTCAGTTGACTTTGCAAATGTAACTTGGTCAAGTGCAACTTTTACTGCAGCTTATGCAGCAATATACAATTCTGATACAGTTGATGGTACAGCAAATAGACTAGTAGTGGTTTTAGATTTTGGTGGAGCAAAGACAGCAACGAATGGTGATTTCACTATTACGTTCCCTGATCCAACTACACCTGCTAATGCAATTATTAGTATGAGTTAAGGAGAAAATTTATGGCGTTGGTTATAAATGATAGAGTAAAAGAAACTAGTACAACACAAGGCACAGGTGACATTACACTTGCAGGTGCTGCAACTGGTTTCATAACATTTAATAGTGGTATTGGAACTTCTAATACAACTTATTATACTATCTTTGAACAAGGCACTAACAACTTTGAAGTAGGTTTAGGAACTCTTTCAGCTTCTACAACTTTACAAAGAGATACAGTTTTAAGTAACTCTGCAGGTGATACTAGTAAAATAAATTTTAATTCAGGTGGTTCAAGTACATTAGATGTATTTTGTACAATGCCTGCAAGTAAATCAGTATACTTGGATGGCTCCGGCGATCCGGTAGGAGCAGCATCTGCTGGCTTTGCTTTAGCAATGGCGGTTGCGTTATAAATAGGAAATAAATATGGCACAAAATTTTAGAAATAACTTACAAAGAAACGTTGGTACATCTCCTGTTACTTTAATAACAGGTGGAGACTTCGATGCTGTTATTGGTATCAGAATTTGTAACACTAGCGCTTCTACTGTCTTGGCTAGTTGTCAGATTGTAAACGGAGGAAACGATCACTTTCTTGCAAAGAATGTCAGCGTTCCACCAAACTCTGCAATCGAATTAATTCAAGGCGGTGCAAAAATTGTGTTGGCAAATGGTGATGTACTTAAAGCTCAAAGCGATACCGCTTCGTCTTTAGATATTATTACTTCATTTATCGACGATATTAGTTCATAGGAGGAATAATGACGGCAATAGTAAATGGAATCCAATATATCGGAGGCGGAACAGCCCCTAATGAATTTATACCAAACCAAGCAGGTACAATCGATGGTACACAAACAATTGAAAACGGTGTACTAGCAGGACCTATTACAATACCTGGCACAATCACAGTTACAGGAGTATTAGTCATTGTCTAAAATAGAAGTAAATGCAATCGAACCACAATGCGGAACTACTTTAACACTAGGTGCTTCTGGTGATACGGTAACAATTCCATCAGGTGCAACAATTTCTAATTTAGGAACTGCAGCAGGATTTGGTTCTACTGGTGAAGTATCTTGGAACACAACAAAAATCACAGCTGACCCAAACACTGCAACAAGTGGAGTTGGATATTTTACAGATACATCTTCTGCAGCATTTAATGTAACTCTTCCTGCCTCACCAAGTGCGGGAAATGTAGTTGCAGTTGCAGACTATGCAAACACTTGGGATACAAATAATTTAACTATTGCTAGAAATGGTTCAAACATTGAAGGATCCGCATCAGATTTTGTATGTAATACAGAGGGTGCAGCTATAACTTTTGTTTACGTTGATGCTACTAAAGGATGGGTTGTAACTAATAGTGGAAATAGCAAAGATGCATTTACTCAAACTTTTATAGTAGCAACAGGTGGCACAATAACAACTTGTGGTGATTTTAAAATCCACACATTTACAGGTCCGGGAACATTTTGTATAAGTCAAGTTTCAGGATGTGCTCCTTTAAATAAAGTTTCTTATGTAGTTGTGGCTGGTGGAGGTGGTGGAGGTTATGAAAGAGCTGGTGGAGGAGGAGCTGGTGGATACAGAGAATTAAAAGGTCCAGTAGATAATTATACAGCCAGTCCTTTAGATGGTTCTACTCCAATTACAGTCACAGCACAAGCTTATCCAATTACAGTAGGTGGTGCAGGAGCAGCAAGAACTACTCCAGGAGCACCTGCCACAAGTGGAAGTAATTCAGTTTTTTCAACTGTAACATCTGCAGGTGGTGGTGGAGGTGGTTCTCACCCTAGTCCTGGAGGAAGTCATTTAGGATTAGCTGGTGGTTCAGGTGGAGGAGTAGTAGCAGTAAATCTTGCGGCTTGTACTCAAGGAGGTGCTGGAAATACACCTCCAGTTTCTCCTCCTCAAGGAAATCCAGCAGGAGCTACAAACAGTCCTACTGCAGCAGGTTCAAATTATTATTATGCTAGTAGCGGAGGTGGAGCTACAGCAGCGGGTTCAATTGCAAATGGTTCAGCCGATACTGGAACTGGTGGTGCTGGTGCGACAAGTTCAATTAATGGAACTCCAACAGCAAGAGCTGGTGGAGGTGGAGGTGGTGGTAACTGTGCACCTCAAGTTCAACCTGGTGGAACTGGTGGAGGTGGTGCAGGAGGTATGGGTTCTACTGCAGCAGTTGCTGGAACTACCAACACTGGTGGTGGTGGAGGTGGTGGACCCGGGACTAATCCTGGTGGTGGACCAGCTTTTTTTGGTGCAAACGGCGGTTCAGGTATAGTAATAATAAGGTATAAATTTCAATAATTATGACAAGTACAATTAAAGTAGACAATATTCAAGATCAAGACGGCAATAACATTATAAATGAAAATGCCAACACAATAACTATCGGTGCAAGTGGCGATACCGTTACTCTTGCATCAGGTGCATCACAATCAGGGTTCGGGAGAACTGGTACAGTAGACTGGGATACCACAGCTAAAACAGCATCATTCACAGCAGTGAGTGGTAATGGTTATTTTGTGAATACAACTTCAGGAGCAATAACGGTTACACTTCCAGCAGGTTCAGCTGGAGATATAATTTCTTTAGCTGACTATGCATCAACTTGGCAAACAAATGCAGTTACAGTTACACCTAATGGTACAGATAAAATCGGTGGAACAAATGCTAATGTAACTTTAAATACAGAAGGTCAGTCAGTAACTTTTGTTTATTCAGATTCAACACAAGGTTGGATTAATGTTCAAGATTCAACATCTAATGAAAGAGGTTCATCTTTCATAATAGCTACAGGTGGTACAATTACTACTTGTGGAAATTTTAAAATTCATACTTTTACATCACCTGGAACATTTTGTGTATCACAAACAGGAGCTGGAGCAGGTCCAAATAATGTTGATTATTTAGTGGTCGCTGGTGGAGGTGGTGGGGGAGCAACTCACGGTGGCGGAGGAGGCGCAGGTGGTTTTAGAGAATCATCTGGTGCAGCATCAGGTTGTTACTCTAGATCTCCATTAGGTGCCTGTGTTTCAGCTTTACCTGTGTCAATAACAGGGTATCCAATTACAGTAGGTAGTGGAGGGACAGCTGGTGGAGGTCCTTGTTCTCCTACACCTAATGTTGCTTCAGGAACAGGATCTAATTCAGTATTTTCAACTATAACATCTGCTGGCGGTGGCGGTGGCGGTGTACAACCAGCACCAATAGGTTTAAATGGAGGTAATGGTGGTTCAGGTGGTGGTAGTGCTTCTTGTGGTCCTACCAGTGGAACAGCTGGCACAGGAAATACTCCTCCAGTTAGTCCTCCTCAAGGAAACCCAGGTGGGATAGGTGATTCAGATGATGTTAGTTGGAGAGGTGGCGGTGGTGGTGGCGGTGCAACTGTTGCTGGTGCTAATGTTCCATCAGGAGGAGCTCCTGGTGATCCAGAAAATGCTGGACCTGGCGGTAATGGTGCAACAACTTCTATTTCTGCGACTCCAACAGCATATGCTGGTGGTGGTGGAGGTGGATCTAGTATTGTTCCAGGAAGTGGAGGAACAGGTGGTGGTGGAAATGGTACTGCTAATCCAGGCACTGGAGGAAATGGAACAACAAATACTGGAGGTGGTGCTGGTGGAGGTGGTTTAACAGGTGGTGTTGGTGGTAGCGGAATTGTTATAATAAGGTATAAATTTCAATAGGTAAATTATGAGTGAAGTAAAAGTAAATAAAATTAGTCCAAGAACAAATTGTGGTACAGTCCAATTAGGAGATAGTGGTGACACTATTACAATTCCTGCTGGTGCAACAATCACGAACAATGGAACGCAGACAGGTTTTGGTCGTACAGGTACAGTGGATTGGGATACGACTGCAAAGACAGCTTCATTCACAGCAGTATCTGGGAATGGATATTTCGTAAATACGACTTCTGGAGCTATTACAGTTACACTTCCAGCAACTCCTTCTGCTGGAGATATAGTTTCTATAGCAGACTACGCAGGAACAGCTGCAACAAATAATATCACAATAGCTAGAAATGGATCAAATATTAATGGAGCTGCTTCTGATCAATTAATTAACAAGAATAATTCTGGAATTACTTTAGTTTATGTAGATGGAACTCAAGGTTGGAAAGGAACTGAAACTTCAAACTTAAATGATATTGAAACTCAACCTGAATATATTGTAGCAACAGGAGGAACAGTTACTTGTTGTGGCGATTACAAAATTCATACTTTCACAGGGCCAGGAACTTTTACAGTTTGTTCAGTAGGTAACCCAATAGGTTCAGACACAGTAGATTATTTAGTAGTAGCTGGCGGAGCAGGTGGTGGTGGAAATGGAGGTGGTGGAGGTGGAGCAGGTGGTTTTAGGTTATCTAATTCTACTTGTATGCCAGCACCGTTAACTTCTCCTTTAGCAAATCCAACAGGTATTCCAGTAACAGCTGAAAGTTTTCCAATTACAGTAGGAGCTGGAGGAAACGCCTCTCCCCCTAGTAATGATGGCGATGACGGTTCAAATTCAGTTTTTTCAACTATTACATCCTCTGCTGGTGGTGGAGGTGGTGGAACTGCTCCAGGTCAAAGATCAGGAAGACCTGGTGGATCTGCTGGTGGCGGGACTTATGTAAGTAATACTGGTGGTGGAACAGGAAATACACCTCCTGTAAGTCCACCTCAAGGACAAGATGGTGGAGCTGGTTTTAGCCCTGCTCCAGTAGCACCAGGTCTTCATTCTGGTGGTGGCGGTGGAGCTTCTGCTGTTGGTGGTCCAGGAAATGGACCAGGAGGTGGACCTGGAGGTAATGGTTCTTTTGTAGTAAGTGCAGGTTTTGCAGGTTGTAATGGTACAACAGGTCCTGTTTGTGGAGCTAGATATTTTGCTGGTGGTGGAGCTGGTTCTCCAGGAGACACTAGTACAACTTCTTCTGGAGGAGATGGTGGAGGTGGACCTTCTCAACACCCTAGTCCTGCAGCAAGTAGAAATGGAACAGCAAACACTGGAGGTGGTGCAGGTGGAGGACCTGGTGGTCCAATTTGTGGCGGAAACGGTGGTAGCGGAATTGTTATTATTAGATACAAATATCAATAATATTTATGTGTTTACTAAAATTTAAAATTAATATATAAGGAGAATAATTATGGCACATTTTGCAAAACTAGGAGCAAACGGAAAAGTTATTCAAGTATTAACTTTGAATAATTCTGATATGTTAAACGCTGACGGAGTTGAAGACGAAGCAGTAGGTCAACAGTATTTAGAAACACATAATAACTGGCCTGCACAAATGTGGATTCAAACTTCATACAATACATCTGGCAACCAACATAATAATGGTGGTACACCTTTTAGAGGAAATTACGCTGGTATAGGTTATACTTGGGACGAAGATAATGAAATCTTCTGGCCTAAAAAACCATATGCATCTTGGGTAAAACATAATGATTCAGCTTCTTGGAAATCTCCAATCGGTGATGCTCCTGCATTAACTGCAGAACAAACTTCACAAAACGAAGCTGGCACTCATAGATGGCAGTATGACTGGAACGAATCAGGCCAGTCTTGGGACTTGACAGACACTTTAGCATAGATTAAAAATGGTGGTGGTATGCAAAAGAAAGTATTAACAGAACAAAGTCTATTCTATGGTGATATCGATATGCCGAAAGGTTTTGAGATAGACCAAGAA